TCCATCCATGGAACAAGCCATCAACGTCCAGGAGGTCCAATCCGCCGCTCGGCAGTCCGAGCGTGAGCGCGTTGCGGCCATCCGCGCCATGTGCGCCCAGCACCAGATCGGCACCGATCTGGCCGACACCCTCATTGACAACGATTCCACCCTCGACCAAGCCCGCGAAGCCGTGCTGAACCACATCGGACGCACCCGCGTCGAAGTCCAAGGTCGCGTCCACGACGACGACGACTCCAACGCCCTCGGCCTCACCGACAAGGAAGTCCGCAGCTTCTCCTTCGTCCGCGCCCTCAACCACCTCATCGCCCCCGGCGACCGCGCTGCCCGCGAAGCCGCCGCGTTTGAAATCGAGGTCGGCAAGGCTGCCGCCGAGAAGTATCAGCGCTCCTCCAACGGCATCGTCATCCCCAACGAAGTGCTTCGCCGCGACCTCGTGGTAAGCACCAGCACCGCCGGTGGCAACCTCGTCGCCAGCGAACTGCTGAGTGGCAGCTTCATCGACCTCCTGCGTAACCGCATGGCGATGATGCAAGCCGGCGTCACCATGCTGAGCGGCCTCCAAGGCAACATCAGCCTCCCGAGACAATCTTCCGCCGCGACCGCTTACTGGGTCGGCGAAAATACCTCGCCCACCGAAAGCCAGCAAGCGATCGACCAAGTAAACATGACGCCCAAGACCGTGGGCGCCTTTGTTGACTACAGCAGGCGTCTGCTGCTCCAGTCCTCGATCGACGTGGAGTCGATGATCCGCGCCGACCTGGCCAAGATCATCGCCCTTGAGCTGGACCGCGCTGCCATCTACGGCGCCGGCTCCACCAACCAGCCCCTGGGCCTGGTGAACACCACCGGCATCGGCACCCAGACGATCACCACCTTCGGAACCTTCGCCGAGTACATCGGCATGGAAACCGACGTGGCCACCGCCAACGCCGACGCCGGCTCGATGCGCTACATCATCAACGCTGCCGCTCGCGGCGCCCTCAAGGGCACCGAGAAGTCCACCTCCTCGGCCGGCCAGTTCGTCTTCGACAACAACGAGATCAACGGCTACCCCGCGATCGTGAGCAACCAGCTCACCACCAACGACTGCCTCTTCGGCGACTTCTCCCAGTTCGTCGTGGGCATGTGGTCCGGTCTCGACCTCACCGTCGATCCTTACGCCGGCTCCACTGCTGGTACGGTCCGCGTCATCGCCCTCCAGGACGTTGACTTCGCGGTCAAGCAACCCGGCGCCTTCTGCTTCGGCACCTGATCGCCATGAGGATCGAGATCCTTCGCTCAGTGATGATCTCCGGGGAGCCGGTAATCGCCGGCTCCTTCCTTGAGGTCACCCCCAGCATCGCCAATCTGCTGATTGGCATGAACAAGGCTCAGCTCGTCCCCGAGCCCGAGCCCGCCGTAGAGCCCGAGCCCATCTGCGAGGTTCCCAAGCGAACCCGCAAAACCACCACCGTCCCTACAGCCGAGGAGGCTTGACCCATGGCCCTCATTCAACAGGCACTCGACAAGCTCGATCTGCTGAGCTTCCACCCCACCGCCGCTCGCACCGCGACCGGCAGCGGCACCGGCCTCGACCTGCAGCAATACGATGGCGACATCGTGCTGCTGCTTGACAGCGCCGCCGGCACCGGCACCACCCCGACCCTCGCAGTCACCGTCGAGCACTCCGATCTGCTCGGCTCCGGCTACACCGCCATCACCGGCGCCGCCTTCACCACCGTGACCACAACCGCTTCCCAACAGAAGCTGGTCGTGAGCCGCGATGAAGCCAAGCGCTACGTCCGCGCCACCTACACCCTCGGTGGCACGACCCCCTCGTTCACCTTCTCCGTGAACGCCGTGGGCGTCAAGAAGTACGGCTAAGCTGCCGTATAACCGGGCTGCGTGGCTTACCTGCTGCGCAGCCTAATCAATTCGCCCCCGCGCACCGCTTAGCGAGGCTCCCATGCCCTTCGGATACGACAGCGGTTTCGACACCGCCACTCTCGACACGCTGAGCAGCGTCGGCGTCACCGCAGCGCAAACGCTGACGGGCGCCAACATGACCTTCCAAGTAACCGTAAGCAATATCGGCACCAACGTGGTGGTGCGTTTTGAGGGCAGCCTCGACGGCACCAACTTCTTCAACCTCAGCTCGGCCAACGTCGATACAACCCTTACAGCCAACGGCACCTACGGCTACGCCCTGAGTGACTGCCCGGTGCAGTTCGCCCGCCTCCGCCTCGTCAGTATCTCGGGTGGTACGCCCAGCGTCGCAACGGTGCTCGGAGTTAGCTGATGGCTGAACGCCTTGGCACACAGCTCCAATCCGGCGGCCTGGAGCAGAGCATCAACTCTGGCCTGCTCGGCGGCGGCGGCTTGTTCGATGGCGCGTCCCTCGACCTCAACTTCGCCGCCACCAAGAACGTCGGCCCCCTCGTCACTTTCACCCGCGCCAGCAGCGCCACCTACGTCGGCAGCGACGGCCTGATTAAGACGGCGACGACTAATCTGGTGCTCAGGAGTGAGGAGTTTGATACTGCAAACTGGGTTAAATCAACTGTAACTGTAACTACAAACTCTGCTGCGTCGCCTTCAGGGTTATTAACGGCAGACCTGCTTACATTTACTACTACATCAGGTCAAATTTATCAAAATGTACCCACAACAGCAGGAACTGATTACTTTTTTTCGGTCTATCTGCGAGTTACCTCAGGGACGTTTAAGTTAAAAATCAGTCGTACAAATGTAGTTAGTTGGACAACCGCCGTAGTTTCTGATGAACTGACCGTAACAACAGACTGGCAGCGATTTTCTTTGCCCTTTACACCACTAACAGGTGAAACGCAAAGCGGCCTAGTAATTGGTGACGAGAGCAAAACTGGCTACAATTTGCCAGCAACAGGCTCAGTTCTTGCCTGGGGCGCCCAGCTAGAGCAGTCCAGCACGGTCGGTGAGTACATCCCCACCACCGGCACAATCAACTCGGCTCCCCGCTTCGACCACGACCCCACGACCGGCGAAAGCCTGGGCCTGCTGGTGGAGGAGCAGAGGACGAATCTGCTGTTGAATACCGCAACGCTATTGACGCAATCAGTCACCGTTACAGCGGTCGCTTACACGTTGTCCTTTTATGGCTCGGGGACTGTCACACTTTCTGGAGCAAGCACGGCAGGCCCAGCTGTTGGCAGCGGTGCGTTTCCGGCGCGGACAACACTGACATTCACGCCAACCGCCGGCACGTTGACGCTGACGGTGGCAGGCAGCGTCACCAGCGCCCAACTAGAAGCAGGCTCCTTCCCCACCAGCTACATCCCCACCACCACCGCTACCGTCACTCGCAGCGCGGACGTTGCCAGCATCACGGGCACAAACTTCAGCAGCTGGTTCAACCCTAACCAAGGCACGTTTTTTCTGGATTGGCAAGTTCCCGTCGCTTCTGCGGCGGGCAACCAACGAGTAATAAACTTCGGGACTGGCCCTACTGGTACCGTTATCTCCGGTGAAGGTGTAATTGGATCGGGCCTCTACTATTCACCCATCACGAGATCTCCAAAAAGTCTTGCAACATCTGGAGCAAGGGTTGCAGCAGCAACATCAATAATCGAAAGTGCGGGAACGTCAAATGGCGATGTGGCTGTTTCTACCGGAGCGTGCAGTTATTACAGTTCTGCTACGTCCGTTAACTTTGTACCAGGAGGAGTGGGAACTTTTGTCAACTACATTAAAAGGATTACTTACTGGCCCCAGCGCCTCCCCAACAGCACCCTCCAGGCAATCACGCAATGACGCACTACCTCCGCTTCCCCGACGAATCCACCGGCATGGCTGCCCTGGACGCTGCTGGCCTTACCGCCACCAATGAAGACGGCGACACCGTGGTGCTCACCGCCAGCCACACCCACGCCCTCGACTGCGTAGGGCTTATCTACCGAGGCGGCACCTACGACCCCGACACGGGCGAGGTAAGCACCCCACCCACGCTGCTGAGCGGCTGGCACGTCAACTTCGTCGGTGAGCTGCCTGATGGGTGGGACACTTACCTCGTCGAACCCAAGCACCCATCGAGGATATTCGCGTGATCACCGAAGACCCCGGCCTCTATTTAGCCGACTTCGGCGTAAGCGTTGTAGCTGGCGCCGTAACCGGCCTAGGCATCCTCGACATGCCCAGCGAACTAATTGTCGATGGCCAAGTAATTAGCACCGAATACACACTTACCTGCGAATCCGCTAAGTTTGGCGACCTACTTTACGGCTCACAGCTTACCGTAAACGGTGCCGCCTACACAGTACGCGCCAACGTCCTAGTTAGCGACGGCGTGTTCACGCAAATTTCCCTGCAACGCGCCCTAGAAACCACGCACACCACCTCCACCACGCCCCTTAGCGCTAATGGCGCGGTGGTCTCGATCGACGACCTCGGCCTGGATCAGCTCAACCCACTAATCAGCGGCGGTACTGCCTCCACCACTTACATTGATGGCAACGACATCAGTGGGGGTACAGCATGAGCACCATCGCCCAGATCCAACTGCGCACGGATACCGCAGCGGCCTGGACCGCCGCCAACCCCACGCTCCTCTCCGGCGAGATGGGCATCGAGTCCGACACCCGCAAAATCAAGGTCGGCACCGGCTCAACAGCTTGGACCGCCCTCCCCTACATCTTCGCTGACACCGACCTGGTACGCGGCCAGGCCAGCAAGATGGACGCCGATACCATCACGATCACCACCCAAGGCGTCTACGTCACCACGGGACTTACCGGCATCTTCGACACCGCATCCGCAAGCGGCATGACGCTCGGCACCACCGATACCTTCGCCATAAAGAACACAAGCGGTGCTACTCGTCTAATGCAAATTTATGGTAGTATCGACGCCAAGACCGCAAGCGGCAATAACAAAGTCCTAGGCATCAAGCTGGCCAAGAACGGCACTGCCTTAGACCAAACGGAGTGCCGCGCCTTCACCGGCTCCGCTGGCGACGAAGCCAAACTCGTCACCAACTGGATGATCAGCATGGCTTCCGGCGATGAAGTGGCGCTGCGAATCGCCAACCACAGCGGCACCGAGAACCTCAGCTTTCGTCGCGGCCGTCTCGTTGCCACCGAGGTGCGCTGATGACAACCAAGCGCGAACAAATCCTTAGCGCGGTGCGGACCACGCTCGTCGGCACCGTCGGCGTAGGCACCCGCATCTACCGCAGCCGCGTCGAGCCGGTGGCACGCGCCGAGAGCGCCGCCCTCATCGTCGAGCCCGTAAGCAACGTGCCGACGCAGAACACATCGCTGCCCACACTCGACCACGTACTAAACATGCGCGTGGTAATCATTGTGCGTGACGCTGTACCCGATCAAGCCGCCGATCCCATAATCGAGTCGATGCACAGCAAACTCGTTGCTGACCTCACCCTAGGCGGCTTGTGCATCGACATCCAACCAGGCCCTACCGAATTTACCCTAGAAGCCGCCGACACTCCTGTAGGCGTAATCTTCAACAATTACAGAATCCTCTACCGCAC